GCATTTTTTTAGCTTTTCCTGTTGCTTCTTTTAAGTACTCCTGAACCGTTTTCTTTTGTAAATTAGGTATATCTAATCCTTGTTCATCCTTTAACCAAGCCAATAACTGTGTAGGACTATTAGGATTTTCTAAACCTGTTATATGTTTAGCTTGTTTAAGCAATTCTTCTTTACTCTGCTTATCGAGCACATTAGCTCCTAACATCAATGATTTAGAAAGCTTAATACCTCTGTCGTTTATATGTTGGTCAAAAACCCAATATGTTTGTTCAATTGCAGTTACTGGAAAGTCTTTAATTTTATTAGCAATCGCCATTTCTACTTCTACATCTCGAATACAGTAATCTATAAATTGTTGCCATTTTTCAAGATCATGTTCAGGTAGGTTTCTTGTTCTTCCTCCATTAACTTTTGTTGGTTTACAAGGTATAGAGAAATAACGAATTAAATTTTTACCTGCTTTATCTTTTTGGCTTTGTAGTCTTAAAACTTCTCCAACTTTATCAAGCGAAGCAGGTAAGCCAATACGCATTGAATTAACCATTGTGCAAATCCATTCTTCAGGTGGCATCTGTTTATTAAAATGTTTAGCAAGACAAGTTCTTTCGAAATTAGCATTGAATGCATACTTTTTTACAGCAGGGTCAAATAGAGCAATTTTAAACGTCTCATAATCAGCGTGGAAAGGCTCATTATCTACTTTAGTCATGTCAATCGCACTAATCGCTCCACCATCTATCGAATAAGCTATAATTAAAATTTCGAAATCTTCAGCTTCTGTGTATTTATAGGCACCACATTTCGAAATATCGTTACTGCTGTATGTTTCAATATCTATATTCATAAATTTCAAATTCTTGACACCTCAATTTCTTTAAAATTAAAGTGGGGCTAAAAACCCCACCTATTGACTTATAAGAAATCCTCATCATCAGTGTCTAATTCATCAAAATCATCTTCTGCTGCACTTGCACCGCCAAGAGGTTCGCCTTTTTCTACAAGTTGAATGTTGTTCAATCCAACTGCGATACCCTTATTACCATTTGTGTTGAATGGAAATAAATTGATTGAAGCTCTAATATAGTCACCACTTACAATAGTTCCAGAATCCGTTAATCTAATTTTGTTTTGGTCAATAATACCAGGTGCTTGTTTGCTTGATGCGTTAATAAAATAAGCGTCTTGATAATTCACATCATCTTCTCTTTCAGTATCTCCATCACGTAATGGAAGTTTCAGATTTGCAGGAACTTTGCCTCCAAACTTACTAACTTTTCCTTCTTCTTTAGCAGCTTCTATAGCTTGTTCAATGGCTTTTATCGTACTTGTATCTGATTTAGGAATGATTAAACTGATTGAATACTTTGCTTCTTGCCCTTCTTGCATACTGTGAGGTTCAAAAATATGTGCATATGATGCTCTTACTTTTCCTGTAATCACTTTAGTTTTATTTAATACTTTTGCTTTCATGTTTATATACCGTCCTTTTTAATTTTTATAGTTTGTCAAAATCATCTTCAGCAGATTGCTTTATAGCTGGTCGTTTATCAGACTCGGTAGCAAGTGTTAATTTACCTTGTGGCTTTTCTATAAAGCCCTCTGTAATTTTAGAAAATGCTTTTTTACCAATTAATTTTTCTAATTTCGTAATGCTAAGTAACTTGGTTTCTGTAATATCTTCAGGTTTATAACCCGCTTCAACTAACTTTTCAAGCGTTGCTTTTGTATCAGTTATCATTCTTCGCGAACGACCTTCTACAAGCTTCCAACCAGGATAGTTTTTATCATTTCCTTTCGCTTGATCTAGCGCATAATGTTCTACTTCATCAGCCCATTTTTTGATATCAGGCAGTTTATATAAAAGTTCTGCAATCTCTTCATCACTTAACAAATGTGGTGGCTTTTGAGGCACATTTTGCATGTATTCTGCACGTGTTCTACATGAATGCTTTATCTTACAGAATCTACAATGACTACCTGCTTTAAACTCACCTTCACCGTTATAAGCAAGTCTGGCTAATGGTTTAACAAAATCGGTTCCCCATTGAAGTAATCTTGATATTGGTAACTCTTCAGTAGAAAAGTTATCTATTCGTGGTTGTATGATAGTCATGCGAACTGTATGAATGTCATACATTAAACTAAGCAGTTCATATGCGCCCAAGCCATATAATCTAAGTTGAGGATTATCTATAGCTGAAACTTCAATGCCTTTACCGTATTTAAGGTCAATAATTTCAAGTACACCACCTGAAAATATAATGACATCACCAGTACCAAAAGATTCAGGGACGTATTTACCTAAATCCAATTTTGTTTCAAATAAAGCTATTACATCGTCATCTCTACTCAAAGCCTCGTTATACTTTTCTTCTACATTAGCTACGTACTCTTCAACATATTCGCGCAACTCTTCACTGTAATATTGATTTCGCTTATAATTTTGAAAAGCTTTATTAAACTCAAACTGTGTTAGGCCTTCATATTTAAGACTGAAATATAACTCACTTAACTCATGAGCGAATGTACCTTCTTCAGCAAAAACTGAACTTTTATCTGCAATACCTTCACTTGCCTTAATACTCGGTGGACAGTTTAGCCATTGTTTTGCTCCACTTGCACTAAGCTTTGCATGAGCTCTATTTGAGTGATCTAGTTTCATGCATTAATTCTCGCCTTCATGAAATCAACAATTTTTTCATAATGCTCTTCTTTGATAGTAGATAGCTTATCCGCACCAAGTTCGTTAAGTTTATTTCTAAATTCTTTCTTATCAGAAGTGTCTGCTTTTTTAAGGAACTCTTTTCCTACTGATAAAACATAATCTTTAGTCAAATCAGCAGAAGTTTCCTTAACTTCTTCAATTGATTCCAGTTGAGCTGTTTCTTCTTTTGGCATTGGTGCTTCTTTAACTTTCTCTTGTACAATTGATGAATCTACAGTTGACAGTTCAGTGTTTAACACACGTAAATTCTTATTTAATAGTTTTAATTCTTCAAAAATATCTTCTAATACTGCCATTGATTAACTCCTCCTTAAAATTGGTTAGCTAGACGAATCATTAACTTGATACGTTCTTCTATTTCTCTAGGGTCATCACTTTGTTCATTTAATCTTGCTAACAATTCAAATTGTTCTTCTAAAATTTCTTTTTTACGTTCGACTACACTTAAATGCAATTGCGATTCAATAACACGCCAGATACCCCAACTTTCCATTTCAATCTTTCCTTTTTTCTTAAGTTTTGAAAGAGTGGATTTTGCATGTGTTTTAGATATCCCAAAATTTTCAACAACACCATCAGAATTGAAATTGTCATATGTTGCAAAATGTGATAGTATTTTTTGTTGTAAGGTCATATTAATAACTCCTTATATAATTATTTAAGACAATTGCTCATCTTGCACTGTTACTTGCTCCAACAAGTAGCAGTTTCTTTATTCTTCATAAAAGTATTCCTTATAAAATGTGAATGTTGCGATACTTGCGAATCCCGCAATTGACCATGCTGTAGTGAAGTATAGAAACGGCATGAGTACAATCGCTAAGACTGTGAAGCACAGTACTGCTATTAAGTAGCTTTTATAAATGTTGCTCATTTAATATCCTCCTAATACCATTTTTTATGCTTTCTGATCAAATACTCTTCCAATTTAGAAATATTAATCAGAGTGCCTGTTGGTGAATAATCAATGTATAAATTTTCTACACCTAAATTATCTTTGCGGTAATATTTCAACCAGTTGTATACTGTACTTCTACATACTCCAAACAATTGATGGATTTGTGTAGGTGTTGCGTATAACTTTTTCACAAATTTTTCTTCGCCTCTATATGTGTTTTCTGGTGTTGGTGGTACTATGATTTTTGGCATCTCTATCACTCCTTTCGATAAATGTTAAATTTTGCTATTATTCGCTCTGTATTGAAGTTCTCTATCTAATACATAGAAGACTTTGTTTATTTCTAAGTAGCTGTAATAACCTTTTTTAATACTTTCTAATATTTCCTTTCTTAGTCGACCTTCATTTTCTGTTAAAGATTCTACTGGCGCGTGATCTCTTCTGAAAACCCTTGGTATGCTGATGTCTAACCCTTCTGATTTTTTGTTCATTTGTTGTTCCACCTTTCGTGTATAATGTTGTTATCAACCTAAGGAGGTGATAAGTATGCATAAGAGATTGCTCACTCAATATTTAGATAAAGAAAACGTTACTTCTTTAGATTTACATTTAATTAATGGTGAAGTTATTAAAGTACAAGAACATATAAAAGATGCTGAAAGCAAAACTCTACACATCATTCATCCAAAAGATAGAGTTGTCAGTTTAGATCATGTTTTGTATTTCGACATTAACGTTAAAGGTGAAAAGAATAACGATAGTCCTTACCCATCTTAAAATCCATAGTGCTTATAGTTATTTGCTATTTGTTGACAGTTATAACTGGCAAGTCCTACCTTGTCAGCTTGGTAACTGTATTGATTATTTACTTCATTTACTAATCGATTCCATTCGTCTCTTGGTACGTCTTCAAGAAGTAAAAGAATCATCTTTAATTTTTCTTCGTTCATTTGTTGTTCCTCCTTTTAAGATCTTTGTTTATGTCCATTTGTTACATTACCTAAAAGTTATAAAAAGTTATACGAAGGTCAAAAAAATTTAGACCTTTATCTGGTCTACCTCAATATCATATAACTTTGCTAAAGCGTAAACTGTAACATTACTTAAATTAGTGTCATCCTTTTCCCAATGACCAACTGTCTTTGCATTGACGCCCAATATATCTGCTACTTCTTGCTGTTTCAAGTCCCTTACAAGTCTCCATTTTCTTACGGATAATTGTTCCGGCATGTCGTCCACCTCCCTTTCACACGTATAACTTTATATTACTTTGTATTACTTGTCAACATATAAAGTTATATTTCTTCATAAAAAGTTATAAAAAGTATTGTAAAGTAATGTCGGTTATGGTAAGTTAATATTACATTAAGTAATATTAAAGGAGACAACTATGGAGAATAATAAAGTCAGAAAAATTTTATCTGAAAACCTTCAAGAACTTATGAATGATAAAAATATTGATCAGAGAGAACTTGCTGAAGCTATTGGAGTTTCTCAACCTACAGTCTCCAATTGGATTCAACAAACTAAATATCCACGAATTAAAAGAATTCAACAACTTGCAGATTACTTCAATGTACCGAAATCAAGAATTACTGAATCAAAAAAAGATATACATCAAGAAACAATTGCTGCTCATTTTGATAAAGAGGGATTAACTGAAGAAGAGATTGAAGAAGTAAATAGATTCATTGAATGGGTTAGAAATAGAGACAAATAAAGGGTGTTTATATTGGGATTATACGAAGAACTTTGCATAAATAACGAAAAAATAAAGATAGAAGAAACTGACCAGCTTCCAAATTTCCAACCTGGATGCTATATGAACGGAAAAATTTATATAAGGCGTAATTTATCAGAAGTACGTAAAGCAGAAGTGTTATATGAGGAACTTGCCCACCACAAGTTGACGTATGGCAACATTTTAGACCAATCAAAATGGATTAATAGAAAATTTGAAAATTATGCACGTAGACATGGTTTTACTTCAGCTGTACCGCTACATGAAATTGTAGAAGCTCACAACTACGGTGTTCGTAATTTGTACGAGTTGTCAGAGTATCTGCAGTTGAGTGAATCATACATACTAGAAGCTATAGAACAATATAAAAAGATATATGGTATTGGAACTCACTATGGCGAGTATTCTATTACGTTTGAGCCGTTGAGAGTTTTTAAATATAAGGAAATATAAACAAAGGAGAGATACATATGAAAAAAGTAATCGGACTGCTACTAGTAAGTACATTAGCTTTAACAGCTTGTGGTGAAAAAGAAAAACCAAAAAAAGAAGAAAATAAAAAGTCACAAACACAAAAACACAAAGGTAGCAAACCAAAAACGCAACAAGAAAAAATGAAAAAGTTGAAGATAAAAATCCACCTAATAATAGCATACAAAATAATTCAAACAATCAAAACCAATCACAAAACAATCAACTTAATAATAATTCAGATCCATCTAATAATACTCCTGCAAATATAAATGAAAACGATTCACAAAATACTAATTTAAATGATGAGTATGTCGTTTCGCCTGGCTGGACTAAAGATGAACAGGCTAAAGCTTTTGAAGAGTACAAAAAAGGAAAAGAAGAGGAAGCAAGAGCTGGTGCTAGCGCAGTACCAGGAGCCAATATTAACTAATAAAACAATATAAGAAAGAAGAGCTAATATGGAAACAAATAAAACAATCGATTTAATGAATTATGTGAAATTTCCAAAAAGATACACAGAGGCAAAAGGCAAATTAGTTGCACAACCAATAACTACTATAAATAGCGCAAGAAGAGTTGAAAATGAAGATATGACTGTTTGCTACATTTTAGATCAGGATGATGATGTAATGGACTTTATCTTTGACAGAGATATAATTACTGTTTACTGTCCTGAAAACGGAACTGCGACTGATGAATATTTTTGTGAAATTATATTTAACTCAGATGACACATTTACCCTAAAGCGATTATCTAATTACGTTACCATTAAAGATAGAAGCTACCCAATGTCAAAAATAAATGACGTAAACATTACGGGCAAAGTCGTCAGATTATTTAGAGATTTTAAATAAACTTGGCTTTAATTACGATTAAAAGTACCTATATAGCGTGACGAGAAAAAGGATTAAAAAAAATTCAAAAACGCCTACTAGTGTAGACGTTGAATGGTGGTGAGAATTTTATGGCGGATAAAAACAAAAAACAAGAAGCTACCCGTAGTAACCCAATAAACAAAAGTTTTGAAAAGCCGGGTGCCAGCGAAAACTTAAAAAGCACTTTATCAGAAAAAGCTAAGAAAAAAGATTAATATTCATTCATTAAATATAAATCCAATTTAATTTGTTGTTTAAGGTCTACAAGTGTATGTTTAATATACAATTCATCGTTTGACGCTAAATCAGATACTTTGAAATCTTGTCGCTCAACCTCTAGTAAATCGAAATCGCTACCAGCTGAATTATAGGTTTTAAGTTCACCCTCTTCAATGATTCTGTTTTCAAAGTCTTTAATAACTATAAATACTGGTTTACCGTTGTTATTAAACAACTTGTCTCTTTTGTCTAATAAGCTTATACAATCCAAATTCATAAACTTTCTTGTTTCATTAATTAACCAGATAATGAATTTAACAATTAAAGGATTAAATACAAGCACTGTTAAAACAAAAATAATTAGAAACCAAATATTTGCTTTTAGACCTGTAAGCAACTGAAGTAAACTCAAATTTTTTAAATCAACATTATTAAAAATTATAAAAGTATAAAACCATATCAAACATGTTTCAATAGAAAAAATCAATAATACAGGAGTATTGATAATCTTGTTTTTTCACTAACTAAACCTATCATTGTTAGATATTTATATGGTATGTAACCTAAAACTCCTGTAAGAAGAAGCGCCCCTAGAAATTGAGTCATCTTATCACCTACTTTTTATTTTATTATAACATATTTAGTACCTAGTACTAAATTTTGGGTAGCCCACCTACCCTTATTATTTTTTACAAATTTACAGAACGTACGTTCTCTCAGGAGGTATAAACATGTGGATTGAAAAATTTAAAAACAAAAATAACGAAACTAAATACAGATACTACGAGAAGTATAAAGATCCATACACAGATAAATGGAAGCGCGTAAGTGTTGTGTTGAACAAGAATACAAAACAATCACAAAAAGAAGCAATGTTTCGTTTAGAAGAAAAAATAAAAGAAAAACTAAACAACAAGTCGTCAAGCGAATTAAAAACTTTGACTTTTCACGCGCTATTAGATGAATGGCTTGAATATCATATAAAAACATCAGGTTCAAAGTTGACTACTCTTAATAATATAAAAATAAGAATTAGAAACATTAAACGATACAGCTCTGAGAACTTGCTTTTAAACAAACTAGATACAAAATATATGCAGATATTTATTAATAAATTATCAGATATCTATTCTCAAAATCAAGTAACCCGTCAACTCGGAGATATGAAAGGAGCTATTAAATATGCAGTTAAATTTTACAATTATCCAAATGAATATTTGTTAACTAATGTCAAAATTCCTAAAAGAAGAAAAACAATAGAGGATATCGAAAAAGATGAATCTAAAATGTACAACTATTTAGAAATGAACCAAGTCCTACAGATACGTGATCATATACTAAATGATAATAAGTTACACAAGCGAAATCGCATTTTAATTGCCAGCATCTTAGAAGTACAGGCTTTAACTGGTATGCGCATAGGAGAACTACAAGCACTGCAGGAAAAAGATATAGATTTATTAAACAAAACTATCAATATAACAGGTACAATTCACCGCATTAAATACGAGGAAGGATTCGGATACAAAGACACTACAAAGACTATAAGTTCAAAAAGAAGTATCAGCATCAATTCTAGAACCGTAGAAATTTTTAAAAAGATAATACTGGAAAACAAAATGTTGAAAAGATGGAATTCGAGCTATGTTGACAGAGGGTTCATATTCACAACAAAAAAAGGGAATCCTTTATGTAATAATCAAATCGCCGGTGTGCTTAAGAAAACTACAAAAGCTTTAAATATGAATAAGAAAGTTACCACGCACACATTTAGACATACACACATAACTTTATTAGTAGAAATGAATGTTTCTTTAAAAGCAATTATGAAAAGGGTAGGACATGTAGATGAAAAAACAACCATTCGCATATATACTCATGTAACTGAAAAAATGGATAGAGAACTAACTCAAAAACTCGAAAACATTCCAAGTTAGCTTAAATCTGCCCTTTTTTTGCCCTTATATTTTTTACAAGCTTTATAAAACGCTTGAGAACACTGGCGTTAAAGCTTTTCTTGAATTAAACATATCATCATAATGTGATGGTTCAAATAACATCTGTACAATCAAAGGCTTCATGTTCTTAACAATATCATCTAAATGGTTATCTAAAATTGGTGACACTGCTTTTAAATCATTAAGAAATGGCTCCCATTTGCCTAAAGTATTATCTAATTCTTCTAATTTAGTTTTAATATAATTACAAGTTACATTAGGAATCAGGGACAAAAATTCTTTCTTTTTTACATTTAACATTTCAATTGCATGTCTTAAATTCTTACGTATTTTGGGAATTGTATTAATCAAATATTTTATTACATCAACAATTTTCGATGCATATTCATCATATATACTTTGAACATAGTCTGCTATTTTTTTAATACCATCATCGATATGGTCTTTTAATATTTTCATTTTTCTTCCTAAATAATTAGAAGGTATAACTAGACCCTGTACCATATTTTCGCCGCTACAATTAATTTGGAAATTCCCATCTAAAATTGTTGCATCTTGTTGTTTCATAATACTTCTAATTTCTGCAATTTGCCTACCATAAATATCATTTTGATTTTTTATTCGCTCTATATTCTGTTTCACTACTTTCAAATGTTTCATCATTTCTTCAGATACTCCATCTCTGAAGTCGTGATCTATATTTTTGAAAATTTCTAAAATTTCATTATCTATACTATCATACACTTTTTCTATAAAAGATTTTATACCTTTAAACAACTCATTAATTCTTTCTTTTAATGCATCCAATGCAAAATCAGGTAATAAGTGTTTAACAGCACTAATACTTTCTATTGTTTCATCTGCAACTTCTTCAAGTGAGTTTATTTTACTAATTAAAGTTCTTTCCATTTCTTCTAATTGAAATAAGTTAATCTTATCCTTAAATCCTTCTGATAATTGTTGCTTTCTATCTGCAAAATTTTTATTTTCATTTTCTGAGATGTTAAAACTTTCATTTAAAAAGATTACGCATTCTGCTAACATACCACTAGTTTCACCAGTAATCAGTTTACTCAACGCATCAAGATTTTCTAAATTAAGTTTAATTAAAGTTCCTCTTCCAGAACGTGCAATCGAATCCCCTGTCCAAACATTTATCGGAATTCGCCCATCCATATCTAATGTTATGTTAATAGTCTTTTTTACTTTTTTTCCATTTTTAATTTCTGTATCTTTTACCGACTTAATTTTGATTAGTGGTACAGTATCGTATGTGTTGTCTTTTCTATTTAACTTCCTTTTATAACCTACATGGCTGTCTATTAAAGCATCTAACCTGGGCACACCATCACTAATGTTAACGCGTTTTCCTGGCATATCTTTGATGAATGGATCTTGTAACCATGTTAATAAATCGTTGGTACTATTAAAACTAATCATATTATCAAAGCGTGGTCTAGCAAATTTCTGCCAAGCAGCATAAGGTACCATTGCTGGGTCAGTAGCAACAACTTTTTCATTTGGATGTTTCGCTCCTTGATATTTTGCTCCTGCACCGCCTTCCGAATTACCGCCATCCGCCACAATGGTTTTGTTTTTGTAATTATTTGGACTAACACCATATTTTTGTGTAAAGTTATACTTACTTAATTTATTAGCGTCATTTAGTTTGTCTCTATATAAATCTGCAAATTCGTCTGATTGCTTAAGATAATCCGTTGACTTATTACTATTATCCATTAATTTCGCATTTTGTAACCAATCATCTCCGATATCTAAAGATTTTAATGGATTATTAGGGTTTATTGCCTCATTAGATGTTCCTTGATAAATCATGGTTTGTTCACCAGTTGGTTTTCCTTTTTCATCCAACAATTCATAAATTTTTAAATCTGAGGCACCTTTTTTATTTTTATTTCCATTATCATTATATTCATCAACCTGCTTAAATCTTTTTCCGTTAACTGTAAAATCATTATCTTTATTGATGTCTTGATAAACCCAGTAACTACTCAATTCTGTTAAGTCTCTATCATTAATTTTATTCATCTTCAAATGCTCCAAACGACACTACTTTCTTATCATCAAAACGAGCTTTTTTTGTGCCAATAAGTTTATTTCCTAATTGAGTAGTTATAGTATTCTTGATTGGCATATCTTTTGTTCTTTCAATTTTCTCGGATAAATCTATTACATTATTTATCTTTTCTTTTCTATTTTTTTTATCATTCGTACTAAACAACGTTGCTACTGTATTACTATTAGCAGTATAATCTAACTCTTTTCTAGCTCGTTGCATACCCTCTTTAAATTCTTTATCATTTTTATGAATCAACGGTTCGTAATATTTACGATATTCTTTTAAGTTTCTTGATAAATATGTGATATAAAAGTATTCATTTTGATATCCAACGTTTTGTGTCTTGTTAATTGCCTCTTTTGTAAAGCCTGTATATTGATATTTCTTTTCATTTTCTTTGAAGAATTTATATAAGTT